CCACTCATTAACAGCGGCTGCTTCCCGATGATTTAGTCTTGAGTCACAATCCCTCGACAGCATCACCTCAATGCTAGGGTCTGAGGCAGCTTCAAACCTCCAAAACATACCTCTCCAATCTCCTGCTCCGTCTTTCAGAAAAACTTCACAGTTTTCTGTGCTTTCCAAAGTATGCACAACATGGTCTGGGGTGGAGGTTCCAATATAAAACCTAGTCTTCCATCCGGGGTAAACTGTTGATGCTAGTTCCGCATTTTTTATTGCACCTTGCGTATATATTGGATTGTCTCCCCAAAGGCTAAACGATATTACCCTTTTCAAGCGTAAATCCTCCGTATTTCTGTGTCTTGCTTAATGTGTTCCTGCCAATGCTTGCTTTCCCTATTGGTACTCATTCCTTCGGGGTTGAAGAAATATGTTCCAATCGCTTCTGAAATATTCATAAGCTCACAGCCTCTTGATAGCAGCTTTAGCCACATCTCATAGTCTCCAGAGATAGTGTACTTAGGGTTGAATAGTCCAGCTTCAATAATCGCTTTCGTTCTCAAAAGGGGAAAGGGACCGCAAATGCAAAGACCTAACAGAGTATTTTTGCTCATTTCTGGAGCTATGGACAGGTTCACTATTTGCTTATGCTCCTTATCCTTCACCGTCAGATATGAGGAATAGATCATATCTGCTTGGGGATTGGCTATAGCATACGCCAGCAAAGTAGATATTGCGGCAGGGTACAGCCTGTCATCGGTGTTGAAGTTCATGGTATACTCGGTTTTGCTTTTGCTGTACCCAGTATTCCATGCTTCGTAAATAGAGCATCCTGGCTCTTGGATATACTGAGGGCTAATGCCTTTCCGAAACTGATAGTTTGTGATTGTTTTCCAGGAGCCGTCATCTGATCCCGCATCGACAAAGATAATATCAAACTCCTTCTCTAGCTGATTATTCACAGATTCCAGGTATCCATCAATCCACTTTGCGGAGTTGAAGGTTGAGCATACTATAGTTACTTTAGGATTTCTTTCCATAGCTCAAAAACCTCATCGTTTGTTTTGTAAGAACATTCATCCTCACCAACTGTTCCCATATAATCAATGCCCAAAGCGTAGCACTCCGCTTTCACAAGACCAAAAGACTCGTACAAAGCACTGTGATAAACCTTGTCGATCATAGAATACATCTTAACTTTATCAGCCTCGTACATAGGAGGAGATACAAACCCAGAATCTACATAATGCTTGACGAAATTGTCGTAGTAGACCTTATCTGTGACATTTCCAAATAGGTATATTTTCTTTTCTCCGTCGTGCAGAGCTTTTTGTATGGACATATGGGTTTGCTTGTTTGTGTCTATGCTTCCAATAATACCGCAAGCTCTCTCATGCTTCATCTTTGGGAACTCTTCTATGAAGTTGGGTATTACTATAGATCTATCACTTTTCAGTGAGTGAGTTTTCTTTTGTGTTTCGGACACAAAAACTACTTTATCGTATGGCTCCATCATATCATCCGTTAGGTTCATGAAGTTAGACATCTCATGACACCAGTAGATCTTTTTCTTTGCCTTGATTGGACCAAGCATGGCGAAGTGGCTAATGACGATATCGTCCTCTTTGCAAGAGAAGTATTTGCTTCCAAATCCCACATTGTACCCTTGTCTTGCAAGCTCATGTATATGCCAATCGTGGGGACCAAATACCTCTACATCGTACCCTGAGTCTATCAACTTTTTCGCAAGGTTAATGATGCAAGTGGTTGACCCTCCAGGGTTTGACCACCCAGTAACAATCTTAACTTGTTGCGGCAATTTGCTTCTCCTCTAAAAGTCTTTCATAAAGGTCTATGCGTAAGTGGATATGCTTGTTGATGTCGTACCTTTCGTCAACAACCTTCTTAAGATTCTGTCCCATCTCCTTTACAAGTTGCTTGTCCTTACTAAGTTTGCTCAAGACTCTTACCCATTCCTTTTTATCGTTCTCTTCAGGAATGAGATAGCCAGTCTCATAGTTCTTGATAACCTCTTCATAGCAACCGACATTAGTGCATACAAGAGGAACTCCATAACGACCACACTCCATCAACTTGATCTCTGATTTAGAATCGTTGAAGTCGTTCATCTGAAGAGGGGCTATAGCAATGTCTAAGTGCTGGTACAAGAAGCCATACATATTTGGCGGTAGGGCTTCTGCCCATGTAACATTAGGGTGTTTTGCTCCTGTCAAGAAGTTTCTTTCATATTCGTCCCAAACCTCTTGCTCCCAGTTACGGCTACCGTCAGGAGTTTTGGGAGGTCTTCCCATAAATATCCAGTGGTTCTTCTTCGTTCCTATAGTCCTGTTAACACCCGCTATAACGCCTCTGAACTGTTGAACATCGACCCTGTGGTGGATGCCTCCAGCCCAGCCTATGCGTGTTACCTTAGCCTCAGTCTTTGGAGCGTTCCAGCAATCAAGGTTGAAGTCTATGGCGTTCTTGATGACGGCTAATGTGCCTGTGCAGTACTGAGAGATGCGGTGAGCGAACTTATTCTGAGTAACGGAAACTAAGTCTGCCATGTTGTACAGATGCTGTGTTAACTCCGATAACTTCTGATCTATGTATACTTGAAAAAGCTTATGCTCTGGATACAGATTCGTTAGTAGATCGTCTGTGTCGTAGTGAAGAAACTTTCCTTGCTCCTTTACATAACGCATAAAAGAATAAGTGTAAGGACCACCGAACTGATGAATATTCTGAGTGAATACGACATCAGCCCACTCAATATCAGACAGGTTAGGTTCTTGTTTTGGTTGTCTCGTTGTTTCATCCCAATCAAGTGGGTTGTAGTTGAATCGAACTTCAACACGGTCAGGGTATAGTTCCTGCAACTTTTCTGCTGGCATAATTACGCGGTAGTATGCACAGCCACCTTTGTTAGCGGGGCAAGCTAGAATCTTTAGTTTCTTCTTCTTCTCCGTTTCGTATGAGACTTTAACCATAAAAATAGGGTACTTCTAATTAAAGAAGTACCCGTAGAAAAATTCAAAAGTTTATGCTAGTTTACATATAATCACCTAGATCATCATCAAGAATGCTAGACTCACTATCAAAACTTTCGGCTGCATCTGGACTCATAACAGTCTTTGGGAAAATGGTCTCTTGCAGACTGTCAGCCATCGTCTTAAGTTCATCATACTCCTTCAGCTTCACTAGACCATGAATGTCGTGGAGTGAATCCATCCATTCACGGATATCTGCATCACTTCCCGCAGGAGTGCTGCGTGGCTTTGGCTTAGACTTGTCGTAGTTGGGGAAGTTACCCATCGAGGTGGACTTCATCTCTTTGGTGATCTTGAAGTCGAAACCTTCTTGTAGATCGGTAATATCTCCATAGTCTTCGTCAAAGATAGTATCCATGAACTTGGTGAATAGACCTTTGCCGACTGACAGGATCTTTACATCACCGCTCTTTCGATCAATAGCGTTTACATAGTAACGCTCACCAGCGCGAATGCTTCGTGCAAACTGGATGAAAGGCTCGGCTTCTGGGTTATCACGACCGATGGTCTTGATGTGATCCCAAACGTTGAAATATAGATCACAGATCGGACACTTATCATCCTTCTTGCGTGGGCAGTGGATGTTCTTGTCTTGGATACGGTGAATAGCAGTCTCAGCGTAGAAGAGGTCTCGGTCAGAATCCTGTGCGGGTAGGATGCGTACCTCGGTCTCTCCCATGTCAAGCTGCATGAACTTCTTTAGGAAGTCATCGTTGCTCTTATCGCCGGAGTTGTTGCCCTGTAGTTGGGCATACTTCTTTCGTAGTTGGTCTTGGATGTTCATGTTATTCGGTTAGTAGTTTGTTTTCTGCTCGTTGATTTGCTGAGATTTGAATCAGCATATCTTTTTGGTTTTGCATTCCGATGGAAAGGGACTTAATCAAATTAGCTTTGTACTTAGCTTCCACAAGCTCAATCTTTCTGGTTTGAACTTCAGGATCGTTTTCAGCCTTTGCTTCAACGGCTTTGTCCGTAGCTCGCGTACCGCTTGAAATGATTTGCGTTCTCCCTTCATCTCTTGCCTTATTAAAAGCGTTTTCTAAGTATAGCTCTGACTCACCGACTTGCTTCTGTGCATAGGCGTTGAGTGCCATAATAAAAGTGCAGTTCGCGCTGTGATTTAGGATCTTTTCCTGGATATTGTGGGAATCAACCACAATAAATTCTTGGTAAAACTGATCTACAAGAGCGTTGATATTCTTATAGATCTCAGGTATCTTAGTTAGTTTCATCGTAAAAAGTCTCGTTAAGGTACTCTATGAGGTCGGGGTTTTGTAAGTAAAGTTGTGTAAATCCAGATGACATCAACGATGTCAGGTACTCGTTAGTAGGTTCAAACATATCGGTAGAACCTCCCATACCAGCATACTCCAACACAATATGACAGACTTCGTGCAGCAAAGTTTGAGCAATACTTATCTCAGCGATAGGCTTGCCTTCAGATTTCGTTGCAATCGTGATTTGATTTTTTGCGAAGTCTACATATCCCCATGAGTCCCAAGACTTGTAGGGGTCTGGAGTATACCTAACGGTAAACTTTAGTCCTGCATAGTTGATTACATCTGGTCTGTTCATTGGTTTGATGGGGGTGCTTGCTTCATAACGAGTACATCATACTGGAACTCGATTCTGAAGGTGTCTCCTGGTCTACCGTTTCGGTTCTTCATAACATGGACTCTGCCTTCTCCTCCATCTCGCTCTTCTGCGTTCTGGTTAAGTGAGATTACAAAGTCGCAGGTACGAATCTTTCCGTAAGAGTCTGCGAGTTCTGTGTCCTTAATGATGTCCACGGACTTACCTTGTCGGTTGGTCTGAGTTGCCGTCCATACTGCTAGGTCGTTCTCTACCGCCAAACCTCTTAGTTCTTGGGCGAGAATCTCTTGAGACTTGTACTCAGGCATAGACGAATCCGTACTCATGATCTCAAGGTAGTCCACGATCAAGATGTCAGGCTCAAAATCAGAGAAGTTCTTTAATTGGTTTAGATAAGCACGAAGGCCATTAACCGTGCAACGCTTAGTTGGAAACTCCTTGATCACCAGCTTACCGAAGTTAGGATACTTCTTGCGTACAACACCGAGTCTCCTCTTTACTTCCTCTCTGTCAGTTCTGATTCTGCTTTGAGGAACCTTTGTAATAATGGAGTCAAGTCTTTGGGATACTCTATCCTCAGACATCTCAAGAGAGATGTAAAGAACATTTCTACCTTCCGCCATTGCTACCGCTGCTTGGTTGACAAGGTAAAGAGACTTACCTACTCCGGGAGGAGCAACAACCATAGCGAGTTCTTTCTTAGAGATACCTCCTTCAAGAACCTTTTCGTTCATGTATGGGAACGGGGTCTTGAAGGTAACTCTGTGTGAATCGTCGGTCAGCCTATCATAGCGAGCGTCAATATCATCAAAGTACGATTGCCCGATGTCGATGCTACGACCGACATTCATTGCCTCACGAAGCATAGTCGGGATGCTATCAACCTTGCCATCCTTAAGAAGATCTACAGACTCTACCAAAGCACCAGCTACTGCTTGGTGTTGTGCGAAGTCTTCAACCTTCTCCAGTAAGTAATCACGATTGTTGAGAGAAGAAACATCAACCGAGTTTACGCTCTCAAGTTCGGTCTTGTACTCACTGATATGTTCTATCTTTTTTACTTTCTTTTTGCACTCCTCAATGATGAAGTCATCGTTAGGAAGCTGCTTGTACTTCTCATAGTGATCGGTTATAGATTGAAAAATATTCTGATGCGATAGTGCATCAAAATAAGAAGGTTTCATCAGAGGAAGCACCTGCAAGAAAAAGTCCTTGTCGGACTTGCACAAGTAGATGATTCCTCTTTGAATCGAATCTTCAAAACGATAGGTTGACATTATTCTCCTGTTGACCCAAAGCCGCCTTCACCTCTTTCGGTTGGGTACGCCTTATTAAAGACATCCCAGAGGCTTTTAGTCATAAATGTTGGAGTAACAGAAGTGTCTGGCTGGAACATTAATTGTGCAATTCTTGATCCAGGTAGGATATACATGGTTTCAGAGCCTACATTAGAAAGTAGAACGCAAATCTCTCCCCTGTAATCTGTGTCGATAAGTCCAGGTGAGTTTGGAATGAAGATTCCTTTTTTGCCCATTGAACTTCTAGGCAGAACCAATCCATACTCTCCTTTGCCAAACCCACAGTATACACCCGTAGGAATTTTTACTGTTTCTCCTTTCTCTATTGTTGCATTTATTTTTGATCTTAGGTCCCAAGCGTTAGCTTCTGGACTTCCTTTGTAGATCTTACAACCGTCTTCACAAAATACATTAACCATCGTGTCTTTTTCCTGTAAATCTTTTATCGTTTTCGGACATAACCTTGGAGGTTTCCAAGGCTACTTTTTTTCCTGCTTTCATTCTTTCGTTAGCTGTTTTCTTTGAAACTCTTTTTAGTCTTCCTTGTTTTGCTAAATGTTCTTTGTTCATCGTATACTTGGCGTAAGGAGAAGCACCTCCTTCCCCACCTGTATCGACTTGCTTTCTTGTGTTTTCAACTTCGGTTTCTATCCATTTTCTTTCGTATTCCTTCCTGTCCTCTATGTTAAGTTTAGTTCCTGAACCTTCTCCCTGAACAGTATGCCATATCTGTATCTGGGGAGTATAGTCAGAACGACCGCCACAGTTTGGGCAGGACTTATAATGAGGAATCTTTGCGGGAGGTTCTTCTAAGTCAAGTTCAAAGTATTCAATTTCACATTCGTTGTTTTCACATTCAAATGTAAACTCTGTAAACTCTTCTGTGTTAGTGTCCCCCGCGAAGATTCCTTTCTTCTTTTTCTCCACAGGTTCACCACAGTCTTTACAAAAGTATTCTAGCTTTTGGGTACTCTTGTTGAACACTCCTTTCTTACTGTGATGAATGCAACCCATTATAGTTCACACGCTCCTGTAGCACAATCGTCTCTCGACTCTGTGACGAACTCTACCTTCTCTTCGTGAATAATCTTATCCAAGTCTACATCATGTTGGCTGATAATTTCCAGAGGTTCGTTGCCTCTGGAGCCAGCTTTGTAGAAGGTAAATCCTTTCATCTCACGGGCATATTCAAGAAGAGTTTCTTTCACATCTTCGGTGACTTCAAAGTCCTTTGATAGGTTGCAAGTCTTTGATACGGCTGAATCAATACGGGATTGAATGACAGCTTGCATCTTGATATGCTCCTCAGGGCTTACATCATAAGCACCTACAATGTGTGAAAGATCTTTTCCTCGCAAGAAAGCGTCCTTGAACAAAGGATCTACTACGACCGTTTCATTCCAAACGCCATCAGTACCCGTTCTCCAGCGTCTGCGATAGATTGGAGCAAAGATAGGCTCAATGCCAGTAGACACCCCAAGGACCATACTGATAGTACCAGTAGGAGCAACAGTGAGAATGACACCGTTACGAAGACCGTATCTACGAATATCATAACGGATTCTAGAAGGGAGTGTCTTAAAGTATTTTTCTTGCTTGAGTTTGTGCCAGTCATATGCCTCATAAGATCCTTTATCTCTTGCTAAGTACATAGATGCTTTGTAAGCCTCGTTACGAATGGTATCAAACAGACGCTCCGTAAACTCTACGCAACTTTCACTGCCGTACCTGTATCCAGCTTTGATAAGCATATAGTGGAAGCCAGTAACACCTAGACCGATACGACGAGTTCTCATACCAGCTTCTCGGCATTCTGGGATTGGGAAATGGTTTACGGTGAGAATGTTATCAAGGAAGCGAACACCAGTACGAACTGTTCTCGCAAGGCGTTTCCAATCAATAATGCCATCATCGCTGACCATGTTCGCAAGATTAATATGACCCAAGCAACAGTTACCATAAGCTGGGAGAACTTCTTCGCCGCAGGGATTAGTGCTTGGCATATACTCTGCATAAGAGACATTGGTGTATTCATTAGCAAAATCGATGTTAAAGATTCCTGGTTCGCCGCATTCAATAGCGTTGGTAACTAACATATCCCATACGGTCTTTGCCATAAGGGGATCATGCACAGCGTTATCAAAAGTATCATCAAAGCTCTTTAGGTGATGGATTTTTGCACGATTCAAGGCGTCTTCTTCTGACTTAGCCACGACATGAATCTTTTCCATTTCACCGCTTGAAGTTCGCTCTACAGAATAGCGGTAATACTTCTGGTGTCTACCGCCGAAAGTAAAGTGCCATTCTTCGTCGTTTTCAACAGCTTCGATAAAGCGGTTGGTGATGGCTACTGAGATGTTAAAGTTGGTAAGCTCTCCACGATCTAGCTTGACCTCTAGGAACTCAAGGAGGTCTGGGTGACCAACATTGAGGATCGCCATGAGAGCGGTTCTACGATTCTTACCAGCGCGTACATGGTTTCCGATCTCATTGACCATACGCATTACAGAAATAGATCCTGGTGCGCTATTGGGGATGTTTGAGATGTCATCGCCCTTGGGACGAATCTTTGAGAAGTTGAAACCGATACCGCCACCTCCGCAGGAGATCTTGTACATATCCGCGATGGTCTTTGAAATGCTGTCAACGCTGTCCTCTGGATCTAGAACATAGCAGTTAAGTAGGTTCTGTTTTGGTCTTCCCGATCCAAATAGAATCCTGCCTCCAGGACAGAAGTCTCCCGAGTTAATAGCGTCAAAAAACTTCTTCTCTGTGTTTGCTACATCTTCGGGTTGTTCAGCGATAGCCGCTGATTTTGAAACCCGTCTGGCTAACTCCTTCCACTTGGTCTCACCGGGGAAGGCATACTTGTCCCGAAAAATAGTTTCGCTTAATGAGTTCTCTTTAATTTCCATCTTCTTGTTCTAGTACTGCTCTAATGTCCTCTTCAATGATTAGGTGATACTCCTCTCCTCCAAATTTCAACGGCTCTCCGTCGTATTCTCCAAAAATAACATAGTCGCCTTCTGAAATATTATCCGAAACATCGTGTCCTTTAGAGATTACAACCCCTTCGTTAACTTTCTTTCCTGCGGAGCTTGGAGGCAGGATGATACCTCCTGCTGATTCCTTAGGCATCTCCTTTTGGAAGATGAGAAGACGATCTTTATAAGGTCTAATATTGATAGGTTTGGTCATTTATCTACGGCTATATGAGGTTATTTTGTTCTTTTTTATGACATCTAAAACTTCTGCATCATCCTCTACCAAGGATAATAAATACTCATCGTGGGTGATCAAAAAGAGTTTCTTCTCTTTTGTGATCTCTTCGATAAGCTCATGGAGTCCCTTCATCCCCACCTCGTCTAGAGAATCAGCGACTTCATCAAAGAAGATTAGATTGGATCTTTCTTTTCCAGAAAGTACTAAAAGATCGTTAAGGGCTAGAGTTACGGCTAGAGATATCCTCTTCTTCTCTCCTCCAGAAAGTGAGTCGAAGAAACACTCAGTACCGTTATTGTAAAGTTGTTCCTCTAGAGTCTCGTTGAACTCTACGGTGAACACCCCTTTGGTGATCGTACTAAGATAAAAGTTCGCCCTGTCATTAAAAAACGACAATATGTTCTGGATAACGAATTTTACCATGCCAGATTCCGAGAAGGCTTGTTCCCAGAACCGCATAATTTCATAATCTTTGTTATGGTCAGCCAGATCTTTTCCGTATTTTAAAGCATCTTTCTTCTTTGATTTCTTGTCATCGTTGAGCAACGAGATCTTGTTGCTGCTGTCTTTGATTTGTTCAGCAACATCTAGTTCTCTATCGGAGATAGGGATAGAGATATCGTCTATCTTCTTCTTAAGAGATTCGATATCTTTACTTAATTTCTTTTTCTTTTCAGAGTTTTCTTTGACCGCATTAAACAAGTTTGAGATTGTTAGCTCTGTATCAGATGACTGCTTTCCACAATGCTCGCACTTGAAGTCTTCCAAAGCATCGATGCGAGCTTTGTTGTAAACTATCTCCTTGTTCAAGGACTGTAAATCTAGCTCTAGTTTGTGTAGCTGTTGCTCCTTCTGAGTTTTGACTTTTTCAAGTTCTCTTATCTCAGACATAGAATGCTTTCTTAGAAAGGACTTCTGATCCTTAGTCATCAGCTTGTTATAGTCCTCTCTGTATTTACGGAGAGTCTTTAGCTTATCCGAGATCTCAGTAATCCTTCCGTTGGTTTCGGACAGCAACGCAGTTTTGACTTTTTTGTCTGCTGTGTATTGCGACTTGAGCTTTTTAATCGCAGTCCTGTGTGCAAACAGTTCTTGCATATTCAGAAAGCTTTGTAGGATATCTCTCTTCTCTTCCGGGGTTGCTGTGAGAAAGCTCATGCTGTTCTCTTGTCCGAACACCATAGAAGCTAGGAAGATGTTGATATTCGTGTTGAGCAGAGACTCAAGACGCTTCTGTGTAGACGCTATGGAGTCCTGGATCTCCGTTACTCCGTTGATGTGGAGTTTCAGTTGAGGCGGACTTTTGACTCTTTCGATAACTATGTTATCGTTGATGGTCAGCTTTACGCTACACTTACCTTTCGTGTTAAAGTTCTTGAGGCTTTTTGCAGAAGTCTTACGGAGGGTCTTTCCGAACAGTGCAAACACAACCGCTTCGATGATAGTGCTTTTACCAGCACCGTTAGATGACTCTGGCTTTACATCTTTGTTCCTGCCTTTAACAAGAACTAGATTGCTTAGTTTATCGAAGTCGATTGTAGCCTTTTGGACCGAAAGAAAGTTTTCTATTTCTACTCTATTAATCTTCATAGGATCGAACTTTATTCAAGCCGTCTAGCAACTCAGATCTGCTAAAGATAGAATCGCTTTCGGTGATGTACTTGTCGATAAGGTCATCGTCAATAGTTGTAATCCTCGCATGAGGGACGTGACCAGAACCAAACTTTGGTAGGATGTCTTCAAAGACAATCTCCAGTTGGTTAATATCGTACTTAGAAAAGATATTGTTCTTGAGTTCCTCTTCTACACCACCGTCCATGTGGTCTAGCTTGAGTCTCAGTAAACTATAAAAGTTCTTGAAGTTGAACTTTTTAGATAACTGTGGCAACTCTTCAAGGTGGCATTGGAAGTGTTTGATGCCGAACTCAATAGGAGTTCTGTTCACCTTCATACCAGACTTATCGATCACGATATCGTGACAGTAAAGAGTTCTGTTTGCTTCTCCAAAGCAGGTCGTATACTGTGTACCAAGGAGGTAGATATTTTCATTATAAATCTTTGGAACATGGATGTGTCCTAGGAATGCGAACCCATCTTTGTTGGGTCTGACATGAGACTTCTTGATGTACGAGTCATAAGCATAAGCTCCGTTTGACACGCAACCGTCAAAGCCAAAGTGACCAAAGACATTAGCCTTCTCAGAGCTTGCCTCTTTGAGATACTCGATCAGCTTCTCATCGTCTTCAAAGTGGGGGATGATGTGAAAGTCTTGCCCTGCAATATGGACACGCTCTCTGTCTACACAGATCTGAGCCTTGTCCCTAAACAAGGACAGGGTTGTTTCGGTGCTATCTCCCTTTCTTACGGTATCGTGATTACCTCTGTTAATGATAATCTCCGAGCATTTAAAACCGTCCAGAAGAGTCTGAAAAGCTAGAAGCTCCTGTCCTTTGGGGTTTCTCTTGTGGAAGATATCCCCGTTTATAATTACAATGTCGGTAGGCTTACTGTTTACTAGCCTAGTTAGGGTATCTATCTGAGCTTCCAGATAGCCATGATAGTAATCACACCTTATATGCAGGTCAGTAAGAACGACTATTCGCTTTTGTCTGGACATATTCGCTGAGTTCTTGGGCATTGGTTAGGTTTCCTTTTTCATCGAAATGGGCTTCCTTTACGTCTCCGAAAGAAGAGCCGATCTCTACATCCACAGCCATAGGGACTGCAAAGTCGATGTCATACAACTTCTTAAATATTGAGGTGTCCGACAAGGAAGACCTCATAATTTCAGCAGCCTCAGAAATTTTCTCATGAGGGATTTGTGCTTCGATGGAGTCGTGTACGGTAGCCAAAATCTCTAGACCAATCTTTCGTGATCGTGCATACAGAGAAAGGATACCGTGAAGCATGATATCTGAAGCACTGCTCTGGATGATGAAGTTGATGCCTTGTCGTATAGCCTGATGCTTCAACTTGTTGTTTGGGGAGTCCACATTAGGAAGGTGTCTACGGCGACCAAAGATTGATTCCGAATACTTCTTCTCACGAATGCTTGCAGCCGTGGCTTCCATCCAGAACTTAATGCCGGGGTAAGCTTTGAAGAACTTGAAGAAAACATCCTTTGCTTCCTCGATTGAGATGCCTACTTGGTCAGCTAGTTTCTCAGGACCACCGCCATACACAATTAGGAAACTCACGCTCTTGGCGATCTGTCGTTCCTTCTTTGTGATCTTGTCGATTGTTTTGCCGTATACTAGGCTTGCAGTATACTTGTGTAGGTCTTCTCCAGACTTAAACGCTTGGATCAAGTTAGGCTCTTGCGACACATGAGCAAGAACCCGTAGCTCTGCTGCGGAATAGTCGGCGGCTAGGAATGTGTAGCCCTTATCCGCGATAAACATATCTCGGATGTTAACTCTATCCTTACCTTCTTCGTCTGGGCGTGGTAGCGTGTGGAAAGACACACCCTTTTTGAAGATCTTGTTGACCTTCCCCCTCTTTCCTTCCACACGCTTTTTAACTTGCGGTGCAGAGCAGGATAGTCTGCCCGTTACAACTGTTGCGAAGTTGTATTGCGAGTACACACGACCGTCACCGTTGTACTCAAGAGCAGACTTGATACCGTTAACATAAGTCTTGAACTGCTTCACACGCTTGCGGTATTCAAGCAAGCAATCAAGAAACTCAATACGACTCTCGTTAGCTTTCTTGTCTCTGCGAAGATCCTTAGAGAGATCTTTAATGTGTGCCTCACTAGTGGAGGGTTCGCCAGTCTTTTCAGACCACATTCTAGGAGTCATCTTCAAGCCTTTGCTGCTGAACATGACCTCTCCTAGTTGCTTAGGGGAAGCAAAGTTTACTTCTCCTTTCTCAAAAGAACCCTTGGGCAAAATGTTAAACATCTTGTCTTCGATTCTTTCGATCTCTGTCTCTAGAAGACTTGCGATATCATTTAGTTCGTCAGTGTCTACAAGAAGACCTTTGTTCTCTACTTCTGCCATGATGGGCAGGATCAAGGACAAACAGTTCTCATACAGATCTAGGCAGCCAAGATAATCTAGCTCATCAACCATAAGATCGCCACATCTCTTTGTGAGATCGCAATCAATGGCATTACCGTAAGCCATCTCATCAAGGGGCATATTCTCCCAATCAACAGTGTTAGGGGAAGTTACCGTAAGCATTACATTACCTCTTCTGGAAAATATTGTCTTACAATTGAAGCGAGACCATGCCTTCTGTTCTCGTCAATCAGAGAGTGTAGTATCTGTGTATCGTAGATCTTTCGGAACCTAGTGATACCAGAGTTCATAAGAAACTTGATATCGAACTTGCAGTTCTGCAAATACTTTCTAGCCCCGTTGATGAATACGTCCTGTAGGGCTGTGAGGATCGTCTGGATCTCATCTTCATTAAAGTCCGCCTCTGGGTGATGTATAGGAATTACATCTGCTTCATGCTTGGCGTTAGAGAATCCGATGGTCTGCATCTTGTCTAGCTTGTGGTCAAGACCAGTTGTCTCGATATCGATAGCTATGGATTCCTCAGACTCCGCATACTTCTTGATTACTTCCAGAGCTTCTTCTACAGTCTTTGCTGTAAAATAGTTCTTAGACCTCTTCGGTCTGTCATCACTTCGTAGCCAGTTGTACGCGTTGAACAAGTCTTCGATAAACTGTGTTCTGTATACAGGCTCGCTGTGAACAGAGATGGGGTTGAAGGTAGGGAGAACCTTGATGACTCTCCCTTTTTCATCCTCCATTTCAAAAGGTACACCTTGCCTTTCACCGACGGTGCGGTGCTTACTAATGATTCTAAGGGGGACCGTTCCAAAGGTTACGATTACTTTCGGTTGGATCTTATCAAGATCTTCCCATAGCATCTCTCGGAACTTTTCGATATCCTCGTTGAGAAGGGTTAGGTCAGATGCACCAACCCACTTAACGACTCCCAAGCAGTTAAACTTTTCGGGAGGTATACCAGCCTCATTTAGACAATCAAAGAGAGTCTTCAATACCGCTGGAGTATACGGTAGTACTTCTTTATTTACGGTGTCCTCAATATAATTTTCGTGAAGGAACAGAATATCGGAGGGACGTACTTCTTCACGAAATATATCTTCTTTGCGGAAATTATCTGAAATACTGTGTAGGTCCATACTTACATTAGTCGTGGCAAGCAAAAAGAAAAAAACTCACTATATAAACAATAAGGAGTTTGAGCAGACAATACTTAACTACCAGAGAGACCCTGAGCAGTTTGAGGAGGAGATTTTCAAGATGTTTGATCTACTCATCAGCAGCATTATCCACAGCTTCAAGTTTAAAGTCGATTTCGATGACGCAAAACAAGAATGTTTCTTGCTCATCTTAAAAATTCTTCCAAACTTTAGTCCAGAAAAAGGGAAAGCCTTCAACTACTTTACCACCTCTATTCTCAATCATCTCAAGCTTCAGTATACCAAAAACAAAAGGTATCAAGAGAAGCTGCACGAATATAGAGATATAAAAGGTGAGAACAAGACGCCTGAAGGTTTTATTAAGCCTCTTGAGTAGTCTCCTCTACGCTGAAGAAGTCGTAGATCTTAGGATACTCTATGTCCACGGAACTAATCTTTCCGTCTGAAACGTGCATCAAAGAAGGAGCTACCGTGATCGAATACGACGCAAAGGCAGCCGGGGTATCCCAAGAGTTGATGACGTACAATGTCTCCTCCCCTTCTTGATCTTTCCAATCTTCTAAGAGATCGGAGATCTTTTCACAAGTTTCTTGCCAAAGGCTGGTGTAGAGGACATAAAAATCCTTGTTCACTTTGTTCTTGAAGACGCTGTTTACGTCCTCTTCGGAACACAGTTCAATTACTGATCTCATGGGACAATGATTTTGCTATCCGGTACTATAAGTTTAGATTCTTCTTGCTCGCTGCCTTCCTGCTCTTCCTGAGCTTTTTGGGCAACTTCTCTAAGTTCTGCCAGGAACGCATTTGCACCACGCATGAGGAATGCCTTGGCAAGCTCATCTGCGTTTACAGTCTCACCTGCTCCTGAGAGCATTTGGAGGATCTGCTCCCAGCCTTCGGACTCTTCTTGATCTAGTTTGATGCGGATCGTGATTCGTCTGCCTGAGGAGTTAATTTTTGTTCCTGAAAGTTTTTCGGTTTTTTCTTTCGCCATATTACTATTATAGTTTATGAAAGATTATGAAGATATTCTTTCTAATGGTGACTTCACCAAAAGAAAAACAAGGGTTAATGGAAAGGCTAAAGGGAATCGCTACGAGAACTCAGTGGCTAAGATTCTTAATGAAACCTTTGAGACAACCGATTTTTGTAGGTCTCCTGGATCGGGAGCTTTTGCTACGACCCATGCCCTTCCCGAGCATATTAAAGTATATGGCGACCTGATAACTCCACAAAATTTCAGGTTTGTAATCGAGTGTAAGAACGGTTACAAAGTAAACTTGGACGATGTGCTGAACAGGAAGTCCAAGCTATGGGAGTTCATAGAACAGGCTAAAAGAGATGGAAAGAAGGCAGGAAAGGATTGGATGCTAGTCTACAAGAAAGATAGACGAAAAGCAATCGCAATAACAAACGTCAATGTTCCAGGAATCGATAAGGCTAAATTACCCGGTAATTGCTTTCTGTACCAATTCGATGAGTTGATTAAACTTTCCAAGGACATCTTCTTTGTCTAATTCGGATCTCATTTCACCGAGTGCTTGAAGAGCTTTTTTGTCTCCTTCGATCTCTGTGAGGATTCCATCTTCTAGAAGTGCCTCTGCGTTGAATGACATCGCAAGAATGTTTCTGCCTTCTTTTCTGCTGAAGGCGGTGGAACCAATATTGACTCCTCCCATCTCAAAGTAAAAGTTTCCTTCCTTGTTCATCCGAGGTGTTCCGTTCTCAAGAATGTAGAACATTAGCTTATGGGCAGATGTGTTGTATTGCTTTCCGTTGTGGGATATAGATACAATCTCATCTTCAGGGGTAAACACACTATCAAAGAACTCAGTGGTAGCTAAGGCTCTTAGATTGGATTCACTCTTTGATGCTTCTGACACTCTCATAGCCTTACTGAGAACGTGTCCTATCTCTCCCAAAGACTTTGAATCAGTCGGACCTTTAGAAAGGTAATCATTATAAATTGCTAAAGCTTTATTTACAAGCACGTTGGTAGCAACATCTGTCTTCTTTCCTTTCATGCTTGTCAAAGCACCAGCGATAGTTTCAAGGCTGTGTGATAGTTGCTCTGGGGAAAGGGATTGGTCGCTAGTTAGTCTTATGGGGAGGCTGACGATTGAGTCGTATATCTCCCTTCCTTCAATAAGGCTTCTATAAATATCTCCTCTCTTTTTTGGGTCTGCGACGGTTGAATCGAAGAAGGCTTGATCTCTTTCTTGTCTTAGTCTTTGGGCTTTTTCTGAGGCTCCGTACAGCTTGTTTACAGATCCTGTTCCACCTTTCATAGAGGAGCTTAGATACGCTTTTACGGAAACACCGATTGAAGTTTCTCCTGTCTTATCTAACTTTATGCCCGTTGCTTTTTCATACTTCTGTTCAAATTCTCTTGCCTGTTCTGGAGTCTGGAACTTAAATTGATAGTCTCTCTTGTTAGAGGTAGAAGAGAATCTTCCCGTTGATACAACTTCTACGGGGACAATACCAATCTTTTTTATAAGAGAAGCAAAAGCATAGGTCTCCTTGAGAGTAGCAGCCAGGAAGCTTTTCACAGCTTCTTCGGTTGTCGTAACATCAAAGGAGTCTCCTAAGATCTCCTGTAAATCACCTACCAATGCTTCTTGGCTTTCTCCTAGAAGAACCCCCAACCCTTCGCCTACTTGCTTGGACTGCTTCACGATATCCGTGACAGCAGCAGTAAGTTGTTCAATTGCCTCGCGGGTTTGTTCCTCATTATAGTGATTTCTGTTTATAGCGAGGTTCAAAGCATTGACAATAATATCTTCCTTTTTAGTCTTTATTGCTCTAAGAGCTACTCCGCCTTCAGAACTTGAAGATTTTACAAGAGGTTCTTCATTACCCAAACCATCAACGATCTTTGCATCACATAGCTTGTCTTGCAGATTACCAAGTCTCATGGCTTTGAGGCTTGAACCTCCTCTCTTCACGCTAAACCCGTAGTTATCTATCTCACGGTCTCCAGTTGGATCTAGTCCGTCAAACCAACCTGCGTAAGATGGGGCTATTCTTTGGAGTGCTGCTGACCTACTAGAAAAGCTTCCCGCCCACAAAGCTTTGCAAGAGTCTCTTGAGTAAGTTGTCTCTAGAACATCCTTCATTCTCTCAGTTAAATCTTCTTGTCGAATTACTCCGTTGTCATCAACTAGAGATGCAATCTTGTAGTAATCTATATGGATATCAAAGAGTTCTTTCTGAACTGCTGGGGGAAGATCTCTGGTTTGTGCAGAGCCGTACACAGACTTCCAGAACTTTGCGTTGAACCCTGTCAGGTTATTTGGATCTTCTGTTAGAAATGCTGCAAACTGCTCTACTGCTTTATCTGGATCGTCAAGGTCTTCAACCCCAGATTTCTTTAGGGCTTGTGCTGCCTCTGCTTTCTCTTCGTCTGTGAATTCATATGCTTGATGTTGTATGGTTTCAGTATTTAGCTTCTCTTGCTCCTCGGTAGAAACAATGTCAGGCGGAGCTTCGTCTGCTATCTCTTTATCCTTTATTCTTCTTTGTATCTCAGCTACAATCATATCGTAGAAAGACTTGTCAATGACCCTGCCCTTAAAGCCATGAATCGTTCCTGCTCCGTCCTTGAATATATATCTAGGATCACCAAATGAATTCGGATAGGTGAAGAACACATACGGATTGCCAGCCTCTGAGTTTTGCTTTGCTATCTCTTCTGTAGGCTGGCTGACGGGCGACGTAGCAGCGGTTAGGATCTGTTGGTAATCTTCTGGACCTAGTGATGTTCCGTCTGCTTTCTTAGGAAAGTATTTATTGAAGTCGGTCCTGCCTTCAAATAGATTGACCCCTACCTTCTGGTAGTTCTTATGGAAGTAGTTTAGAATGTCGCCCATAGTAAATATGGCTCCCCATCTAATATAAGAATGAGGAGCCTAAGTTATTGAAAAATTATTTTAATTTTATAGTCCCGGTATGATTGACCCGAGGAAGTTCTCAAAGGCGTTGTCCTCGACGTTGTAAACGGTCATGAAGTCATACTTGACCTCGCACTCAATGGTGTTGAATGCGTCGTTGGCGTAATCTAGATCCTGAATCTGGTACTTAGTTGGGAAAGCACCGTAGAGCTTGATTAGCTTGGCAGGGTTTCTTTGGTGATCGAGTTGGATGATCTCGATGGTTCTCTTGAACTGATCGCCAGCTACAACGGGTGAGGAATGGACACCAAAGATTGGGTCGTATGAAGTTCTCATCCAAGTGTACAGAAGTTTTTCAACATCGCCCTTTAGAAGGTTATCGAATGTGAAGGTGACAGGGTTAGTTGTCGGTCTGCCAGGATAGTGGAACTTATCGTTTACTTTGTCAGCTTGGATGACACCTACGGCGAAAGATAGACCTGAGATCTTTTTTGCAGCTAGGGATAGGATGTCATTACCGTCTGAGAAGTTGAAGGTGTTCTCGACATTTTGAACAAGCTCGCTGATATCAGGGATTCTGACAATCCAGCTATAAGCTCTAAAAGAATCGTATTGGTGTACGAGTCTGTGACCATCAGTAATGTCGATGTCAAGGGCTCTTTCAGTTTGTCTGAAGAACTCGTCTACTGAATCTATGTTGAAGACCATTCTACTTTATATAGTGGTTTATTCTACTGCGGCAATACCGCCAGTCTGGTTAGTTACATTGAACTCAAACACTACGATTTCAGCAGCCTTAGTGGGTTGGATAATGACCTTGCACCAAAGTTCGTTTCTGTCGATTCGTATTGGAGTGTTGACAGTCTCGTCGCAGATAACCTTGAAGGCAGTTATACCGCGACGGTCCTTGATCTCCTGGAGGAGAGGTTGAAGAGCTTCGGTGACTCTTCTTCTGGTTACAGCATCGTTTGGCTCAAAGACGAATCTATTTGTTCCTGCTAGGATAGCCTTTCTCAAGGAGATCATTAGTCTGCGAACGTTGATTCTGTCTAGGGCAGTGGGGGCTCTCTGAGTAGTTCTTTGACCGAAGAGTACTAGACCTTGCTGAGGGAACTTAACGATTGGGTTAATCACGTTTCCACCGCTGTATAGAGCGTCTCTGTCGCCTTGGTTGAGTACGAACTCGACATCTACGGGCTTGACCAATCTGCCTCTTGTGAAGCCAGCAGGGGCTACCCATGGGTCAGCTACCTGATCGGTGAAGGCGTACTGTCTGATCGCAAAGACTGCGGGGTCGATGTACTCATCAGCACCTGTAAAGACGTTGAATACTTTTATCCAAGGCCAAGTTACGGTTGCGTAGGAACTGTTTAGTGAAGTTGATCTTGTAGCATCGTCGCCGTTATGCCAGTTGATAGCCTCTTGTACAGAAGCTAGACCGACAGGAGGTGCAGTAGCCAGCAAGAAGTTTTGGGTCTCTTCTGACAGGGATACTGCCGCATTGATGATGTTTTGCTCGGTTACACCTGGGATGGCGAGCATACTGATGTTTAGGGTATCATCTCTGAAGCCTTGCATACCAGTTCTTGCCTCTTGGCTGCCGATAAACGCTGCTTTAACGGAAGCGTCTGACATACTTCCGCCGTGGTCAGCAGCATCACCGTTTACACCTTGGGCTAGATCGTAAGTACCGTCTGCAAGCTTAACATATCTTTGCTCAAGATCTTGTGCAACTGTTGTTGGTGCTAAACCGAATCTTGTAATCGGGTTTGAAGCAGTACCGCCCCAGTAACTTCTAATTACGGTAACGCCGCTGTAAGCTGTGGGAACTTCAAAGCTTGCCTTGGCAACAGAGGTTGAAGGTACACCAGAAGTTACTTCTGTCGCGAGCTTGTTATAAGCGACATAGTAATCATCGGAAGTGTTTTCGTTGTTGTAGGTGTTGAAGTTAAGAACTTTGTTTACAGAAGTTCCTGATGCATCAGAGTTTGACTGGAAGTCTACTAAGTAGCTTTCGGCTGTTGCACCATCTAATTGAACCTGAACGGTTGAATCTTTACCTCTTCTGCCTGAGACAACAGTTCTCAAACCGTAAGTCTTATTGCCTTGGTTGGTGGAGGATACGGCATAGTTGTAGCCAGCACCAGGATGCAGAGAATAGAAGGTTAGACCACCACCGTCAGTCCCACTGAGAGAGTACCTGTTACCCGTTGAACAGGCTACTGGACCTACCCAGTTTAAATATTGGTTACTATCGATGAAAGGAACCGAAGCAATAGCACTTCTAAGACCTGCTGGGACGCTGTCCTCTAAGCTTGTCGCTAAAGTATTTTCAAGTAATCTTAGAGTATACTGGTTAATGGCAATAGACCCTGAAGCGGTAAAGTATCCATCAGGAATGCTTGCGGTATCGTCAAAGACAGACCAGGATGGGTTTCCGAAAATTTTCATTCCTGAAATACCACTGACGCTTTGGTCTGAGGCATCGGTATAACCTTTTACGCCTAAGTAGGTAACATAGCTTGAAAGGTCTCCCGCAAAAACACTGCCAACTTCAGTGACAACATCGCTTTCTACAGGAACAGCATAAGTTCCTCCGTCACCTCTCATTGGGAGACCGTTGCCACCAGCGGCAAGATCAGCGGTGAATGAAGAGAAACCATCAGTTGAGCTACAAGCATAAGTTCTAACTTGCATTACCTGATCATCGCCAGCAGCTTTAGTTACAAAAGCAGCGTGATCGGCTGAGATTTTTTCTACCGTTACTTCAAACTCTTCTGTAACGTACTTGTTGTTGAGAACTTCCATTGAGGAAGCAACGTTTGAACCTTTTGGTATAACAAAGACGTAAGGGGAATCAGTAGTCTTTGCTCCGGTAGTGCCGTTATAAAGATCGACAAAGAAAACGTGCTGATAGAGGTCGCCGTCTAGACCTGAAACGTTTACAACAGCAGGAGTTCCTGGAGGAACAGTAATAAATGCTGATGAAGCGGCTTCAGTGGCAGCGCGAACAAAATACATGGAGTTAGTTCTCTCCAAGATATTGTATGCACCCCATAGACCCTGACCACCAGTTGTTTGATCAGGTCTACCAAAAACTTCTAAAAGGTTGCCAGCATCCGTTACTAATGTCGGGTCGTTTATAGGACCTCTGGATGCAAAGCCGACAGCACCAACAACACTAGGATTAATTGCTGGAATATAGTCAGAGAAATCTTTCTCGACTGTGTAAACTCCTGGACTTACAAAATTAACCATTTATTTTCCCCTACTTGTAGATTACCTGTAACATACCTCTTGAGATGAGGTTCCTTGTGGACGTTGATAGATCTGAATATGGGACAGTCAGAACTCCCCCAGCGGTCAAAGCGTAATGCTTTGGCTCTGATCCTTCGATCATGATTATCTCGATGTTTTGCTGAGAAAGATTCTGAATTTCCACCACTGTTTTTACTTCTGTTTGGACAATTTTGGGTTGGCTCTTCTTGGTCTTACCAGGAATCTCCTCCAAAACTATCCTAGATGCAGGAGGAAGTCTATAGTGACCTCCCCTGAGAGTTGAAGAATTGATGGTTACAGGCTCAAACATTGTAATCTCTATTTATTTATCTATATACTGGCTACAGTCCAAGGATTTTTCAGGAAGTTAGCCGTAAATATCAGAATCGTCTGTCTTTAATACTATTCTTTGTTTAGAAATTTAAACGGGGCTCTGGATCTTGAGCTATACTTTCAACAATCTCACGCTCTAGCCTGTCACCGCTAAGGGGTTTAAGCTTGCCATTAGAGGCTAAAATAAACTTAGGTCTAGGGATGTACCCTTGAGCGGTAATAGAGAAAGATTTCTGAACGATTCTATCCTGTCTGTCAGCTACGCTAAAAGCAGACTGATCTGTAGAACTGTCTATGAAGGCGTGTGTTGAGTTACCGTTTTTGGTCTCTAGCCTAAGGAACGGTTGAAACTTATCTTCAATCTGTTCGGTAAGCTGGTTTAGGTCTTCCAAGTATTTTGAATATAGGTTTATACGGAAAACTAGATCTACTGGTTTAGGAGAAAAACTTACCAAGCGATAGGCTCTTCTCTCAGATCTAACGAAGATTCTTTCTGTTATCAGGTTGAAGTCTGGTCTTTTTCGTTCAAAAGTAGGAACATTGCCAGCTATGGTAACAGAGACTAGAGGGAGCTTTAGGGTTCTGTCTTCATTCATCTTTGCTACAGCCCTTTCCTGATTACCAAAAATAACCTCTATCTCGTCATTAACCTTTTCGTCTTGATCGATAACGTAGAGATCTTTTAGATTACCTATCATGGCTTTAGTGAGATCTCTGAAGAAGTCCGCAGTATACCTGTTGTTTTTCTCAAACTGGAGAAGCTCCTCCTTTACGTCCATGTAAGTTTTTGAGTAAAGATTGTGGAACTTAGACATTAGAAGATTGAGAATGTTGGAGGCTCTTCTATTTCTGTCAATAGCTGTTCTATTAGTATTTGCTGCTCATTGGCAGATTCTTGGATAAGAGCCTGACCGTTTAGGACTGCTCCTCCTGTAGGCGAAGGGAGTTGGGCGTATTTGCCTCTGATCTCTCCCAGAATGCCTTTACACACCGCTAGTGAGAATCTCTGAATCCAGCTAATGTAGTAGTGGTGTAAAGTGTCTGAGTTCAGTGACTTAAACATGACCACTACATCCTCAGAGTCGGTGTCCCCTAAAGGAGTAGGAGTGATGAACAGGAACTGCCCGTCTACTACACGGAACATACCGTCCTTGCCGAGAACCTTTCTAATTTCCTTTAGGTAGGATTGCATGATATACAAATCCCCTACATAGAAATTATCGTATACAAAAAAGTCTTGGAAATACTTTAGCCAGAAGTCGAACTCAAGTGTTCCGTTCTGCTGGTTGATTGCCAACAAGGTCTTCTTATAGGTGGCAAGTTGTAGATTGTTCATCACAAACTTTGGCAGCTTGTAGTAAGCTATTCCAGCTTGTGTGGTAAAGGTACAGTAGTTTAGACACCAATCAGGAGCATGGTAGTCTAGCTTGCTGATAGCCTCATCAATGGCTGTCGCAATCTGAAAGTCTGCAAGCTCTACCCTTACAACAGGATGTCCTAGCCTAGCCTTTACAAAGTCAGCAATTGACTGGTAGAAGTCCTGAAAAGCAACTGTGTCGGAGAATCTTCTTCTGTTTAGACTATCGTAGTCTATTTCGCCAGGAGTTTCAATTGCGGATGACTGCAAGCTGTTTGCAGTGCCTTTCAGCTTACCAAATGTAATGCCGAACCTCGTAGATGGAGTGATATAATCAGCATCCAAAAATGTATCGAAACTTGCCATCCTAAGTTATATAGAGAAATTATTTGGGCATAAACAGATAATAGCCTGTTCCCCTTTTGAGGAACAGGCTATTTTAGATCATTCACCTATTAGCGGGTAGGCTTGGCGAATGGTGCGAGTAGGAAGTTAGCAGAGCTACCGACTACACGGATGATTCTGTAGAATCGTGACTCAGGTGAAACAGCGACCTTACCGTAGCGGGTAAGCAAACCCTTTCTGGGCTGGAAGGTCTCTGGATCGGTTACGTTTGGTAGCATCTGGATTGGGATGTACGGAGCGTAAACATAACCTGCGTCCATGGGTGAATTACCCTTGTAACCCATTAGAATCTCGTCATCGGGGTAGAGTGGATCGACGTAAACGTCGTACTGACCCTGGAACTTACCCTTGTACTGGATTGAAGCACCTAGAGTGCCGATCTCAGCCGCTGGTGCACCACCTTCTAGCTTGGAAGCTGAGAAGAGAGCAGCAGCGAGGAAAGGTGAAGTAACGATGAAGTTAGCACCACCACGGAGAGTAGTCTTGTAGATATCCTGTGAAGCAAAGTTAATTGCTGCGAGCAGGTTAGCGTAGACTTCGCCAACGTGACGAGGAGCTAGACCGAGTGCAGTTGAAGCAAAGTCAACAAGGAAGACGTTGCGATCAGTGCCAGCAGGATCGGAAGTACCGTCTACGGTATCGCCTGAACCACCGTTTACTTCGTATAGGAAGTTGCCGGGGGTGAAGTCAACACCATCAGTACCAAAGTCGTTAGCGTTTGGCTGCTTGAGGGTTTCGCGGTTGAAGCCGCCACCAGTAGCGTAGTCGTAGGCAAGATAACGAATATCTTCGATTAGCTCTCGGTCAATCTCAAGCTGAACTTCCTTTGAGAGAAGGTCAGTTAGCTCACGCTCTAGATCGAGGTTGTGATAAGCACGAAGGTCCTGTGAAGCCTCTAGGGTCCAGAGAGCGCGGAACTTTCTGGTTCTAGCGGTTACAGCTTGCTGCTCGATGTGGAGGTTTAGCTCAGGAATTGCAGTACCTGCCAAACGCTCACCAGCACTTACGTTGAACTTAGCACCGATGTAGTCAGCGTTTACTGAACTCGGCCAGTTTGCGATTTGACCACCGACAGTGCCTGAAGCTGCGGTCATATCGTTTGAACCCTGGGCGGAGAAACCTAGCTGGTCATAGCTTGATACACCAGCGTCGATATCGATGCCACCATCTGAGTTAGCAACTGGAGTACGACCACCGTAAGTTAGGTTGAAACGGCTGTAAGCAGTATCCTTATCTGGAGTTGCACCATACTGACGAGTAAAGCCAAGGTAGAATACTTGGCTGACTGGACCTTGCATGGGCTGAACACCACAGATCTTGTTAGCAATTAGTTCAGGGAAGACCCTGCGAACGATTGGGAATGCGAACTTTTGGAAAGTACCTAGGTTACCTACGAAAGTTTGCTCCTCAAGAACCTGACCATGCTCTTTCTCATACTCGTTAAGTATTGAACGGGCTTGGTTCTCAAGAAGGGTTGCCGTAGTTTCTCTAATTGCGGCATCATCGATGCCCTCCAAAATTGGCTCCCACTTTTGAACTAGCGGATTAGTTGTTTCTGTAAGCATTAGATTATACCTCGATTGATACGAGAAAGACCGATAACGTCTTCGGTTAGGAAGCGATTGTGTAATGCAGCCTCACTCACTGAGGGACGGTCAGGATCGTTAGTCACGACCTCGGCTGCATCGGAACCGTGGAATTCGGAACCGAGTTTGGCCTCTAAAAGATTCTTTGCGTGTTCTGCGTCAATTACTGACTCGTTTAGAACTTCGTTTTGCTCTTCTAGAAGCGTGTTTCTCTGTAGTTGTTCGTCTAGCTTGGTGTTGAGAGATTGAACAGATTCCTGCAAACCTTCGATCTCTTTCTCGTAGGTTGCAGCCATGTTCTCGATATCCTCGCCAGCGATCTCTGAAGCTACGAGAGTCTTGATAGCACGGAACAATTCTAGTTCTCTTGCAGTACCGCTCTCAGCGAGGACTTCTTCTCTGGCAACGTCCTTCAGACTCTCGACCTTGTTGCGAACGAACGCGGCGACACGGGCTTCCATGAGTTTGTTAGCCTCTTCAACGCGCTCTTCAACAATCTGGTCAACCAAACGAACGACCTTATTGATACTCTCCTCAGTAACACCTTCACTGAGGACTGAAACGATTTGGTCTATTTTGTTTGCCATAGCTAATTTATCTATTTATATGCGTTTATAACGCCTGAAAAATTCCTAGCGATTTCGTAATCTTCTCTCCAATTCAAACAGTAATACCTTTTCGGCATTGAGTTTGTCCAGGTTGGATACGATGCTATCTCTAGTCTCTAGTAGTTGCTGATTTTCTTGGAGTGTTGGATGCGCTCCATAGCATGATGGATCGCTAACCATGTCCCAAGTAATCATCTTCAAGTTATCGCCTACTTGATAGTAGGTTTCATTTTCTTTCATGACAGGCGATACAGATCCTGTGGCTCTTGAGGAAGTACCTATTTTGACACCCGCTTTAATAAGCTCTTGAAGAACCCGACCACTGGGAGTACCCAGGATTTCAGCTTCTCCAATAATTTGGTTGCCAACCATGTCCAGCTTCGTGATAAGATGTGACGCGTTTGATAAATGTACTACTTCGTTTGAAGGGTGATCTAGTTCTCCTAGCAGTCTTCTTTCTTTGATTTGTTCTTGTAATTTTTCTACTTCTCTACGCAGAGTGTCTCGACTATACATTCTCTTGTTGCCGTTAACTTTCTCTGCCTCTCCGAAGAGACCACGAACCTTCATAACGCCAGTTGATCGAGACTCGCTTAGAATCTCGACCTGACCAAAACCATAGTAGTCTCTTATTAGTTCCATTTTATTATCTTCCTCTTCTTCCTCTAGCGTTTGTTTCACGTCCTACATTTGGGAACCTTGGAGTACTCGGCAAGCCTTGCTTCTCCCGTCTTTCAGCAGTCGCAGCCGGTTCATGGGCTCTTGCCTCCGCTCTGTCTTGGGCTCTTCGTGCTGCTTTCTGGGACTCCTTACTATTCTTTGCTCTAGCTTCACCTTCCTTTGTCTTGGCTACTACCGCATTTGCGAGTCTAGCAAGTTTAGGAGTTACTGGACCTCCTCCATCTCTTCTATGAGCTTTTACTGCGGCTCCAAGCTTTCTTTGAAGCCTCCGAAGACCGCGAGAACTTTCTACAATTAAGTCGTATAGATTTTCCATTACTTTACCTTCTTTAATACTCCTTTGGTTAGACGAGAAACAGGTGTAGGCTTAACATATATAGAGTTTTTGCTTGGCTTCCAAGCGTTCTTGTCTGTGGTAAAAGCAAACTCTTTCAAGGGAGCTAAGTCCATGCAGACCTTCTTTTTCTTAACCTTCTTTTTCTTTTGAGGATTTTGTTGAAAGGTGGAGGCTCCAGCCATGTTGACTCCTAAGCCTCCGGCAAAAGTTGTCTCGCCAAGAATCTTCGCAGCTTGAAGAACAATCTTCATTTCCTCAATTGTCATTTGACGCTTTTCTGGTTCGGGCTGCTTTTCAACAGGCTCTTCTGTTTTAATCCCCATATTCTCTAATAAAGAAGAACGAAATCCGTCTGACATTTCAGGCAGATCTCTTGGAGGTTGGACAGGGGATGAGTAGTTTACTGACTTCATGGGAGTAGGATCAGAGATCCCCTCTTCCTGAGAAAGAGGGGCTCCAATTCCAAACTGACTCATAATCTCGTCAGCTTTCTCCATGATGGTCTTTTCAGCCATTACTAGCAGTCCTTCTTGCCCTTCTTCATTTGCTTGGGCTTCTTCTTTGGCTTTTCTTCTTCGTCTTCTTCTTCGTCTTCTTCTTTCATCTCGTTGACAAAAGCATAGAAATCAGCTTCGTCTTCGTTCTCGACTAGCTCATATTCGCCGTCTTCGTTCTCCCTGAGGTAAGCAACGAATGAGGCTTCTTCTTCGCTATCAACCAAGGTGAATTCACGACCTTCGACGGTTAGAACTTCAAGTTCCTCTTGTGCGGTTGGATGAAGTGCAGCGTAGTATTCGCCATCGACTTCAATCATGGTCTCATCAAGCTGGAACTCCTCATCACCAATCATGGCGATGTTGTCGATTTCTAGTTCGCTTTCTTGAAGCTGACCGTACAGACCGACATCAAGCTGATCAATCTTAGCATAGAGTTGACCATCTTCGCTCTCAAAGATTTCTTCGGTAGCGCGGTAAACATCCTCACCTGACTTGTAGAAAATAACGTCTTCAACATTTTCGTCCTGGGTGTAAGAAAAGCCGTTGCCTTCTACCAGGGTTCTGACAAAGTTGGTGGGAACTGGCTTTACGCCCATTTCGGATTTGTTTTCTAGATAACGCATTTAAGTCTCCGTAAAATATCTACTTATCTTCTGCCTATTTAGTCAGTTTTTTCTGTGTCCGCTTACTGAAATTAGGGATGAGCTTTGACAAGATTCCGACACAAATAAACAGAAAAGCCAAATAGTATTTCATATACTATTTAGTTAGTCTAGTCCTGCATAACCGTGTACAACAAAATAGCTGAATGTAATGCCGTTTGGTTGATTTTTGTCAGCTGAGATTGTCACATTAACGCGACCATCGTCTGGATTATCAAAAGCTACTACGGCTGTTCCAAAACCATCATCATCTCCATTGCCACCAGCCCTCTGGATCATTCTCACTCTACCAAGTTCTAGGTTACTTTCTGAATTAACCGTAATTGTATAGTCGGTGTCATCTTTATTGGGATCTACTTGGAAATGAACATAAGCTAAATATTTACCTGCCTTGAGTTCAGGAGAATTTGGCGATGTGACTGGAAAAGCAGTATTATATACCGAGACCGTTTCTGCCATTGGCTTGAAAAGGGCAGCCGGATTCTCTAAAGCAGTAACCCTAGCTATCAGATCATCGATATTTATGTCTTGGGTTGTGTTAATAGAATCGATATCGGTGATCTTCGGATCAGTTAGCGTTAAAAATCTATTTCTAAGTCCTGGTCTGTATGAACCTAAGATAGCCTGTCTTTCGTACAGTGTTAACTCTGGTGTGGAGAAGAAAGGACGGATATCTAGAATGTTCTCAGCAGGGATTGCTGTACCCTCAACGTATGTGAAAGGTACGAATACATATGCTATTGGAAGTGCGAAATAGTTTCTGCCTCTCAAGGCAAAATCAGCAAACTCTGATAGATCGTCTAGAGATATGCCGCTTGGAACTAAAAACTCACTTATGGAGTTTTGAAGGTTTACTACATCTGGGCAAGGAATGGAGGTGTATAGAACATTTCCCGTCTCAGGGTCTATCTTATCTCTTACGAACCCTGTATCTCTTAGAGTCTGTACATCCTCAACTCTTTGGGAGAGTATTCTTGCGATGGTTAGATCTACTTCGTCATCAGTGACCTCTCCGTCTCCTGCAAATCGTGGAAGAAGGATGCCATCTCTGTCAGATGTCCCACCGCCGTTTAAAAAGAACGCCCCCTTAACAACGCCTAGTTCAGCGTTACCGAAGTCGGTATCCATGCCTGGATTACCCTTTGCGTACACTAGGTCAACGCGAAACTTGGGAGGGGTAGCATCAGAGTAGAAATCGTCTAAACTTCCTTGCTCAATAGAGATAGATTGATCCGCCCCCTCTGAATTTTTCTTTAATCGGACAGGAGACATTCTGCCTATGCCAGCGGCTCTGTTTAAAGAGTTTTTAGCATCCTGTCTAGTGTTTACATTAAATGTCGCAGCCTCTGATTTTAGCTGCTCTGACAAACCACCTTCTCTCGTAGCTGGGAGAGTTTGTCTAGCCATAAAGGTTCCAGGAGTTACGAATACTTTTCCTGGCTCTACAGCATTAACATAAGGTCTAAGTTCATTGAACTTATCTCTTCCTTCGGTAGTTCCTAGCTTTGCTGCAAGCTCATCGATCTGATCTTGCATTCTAACATCATTGTCCAAAAGATCTCTGATAGGAAGGTTGTCTACCTCCGCAAAATACGGATCATTTGGGAGGTAGAAACGAATGTTCTCTTTTATTCTTTTAGCCATTACAGTAAGTTATCTAGATCGAATAGGTTGAGGGATCTTACTCCGAGTCCGTATGTTACGCCTTCTGCGTCATCTCCTCTTCCCTCACCTCCAAGGCTGTTGGTTGAGTGGAAGATAGAAACTCCGTTTACCTGTTTCATTGCAAGGTGTCTTGAGTTCGCAAACAAGTTAGATGCACTATCATCTAACCAGTTCCTCAAGTATCCCTGCCAGTCCATGTGTACAGGAGGTATGGCAAACCCTGGGGTTGCTTGCATCAAGCTCACTAGATCATCAGTTGGTGCAGCACTTACGTTGTTCGATGAATCAAAGTTGTAAGTGTCGAAGTATTTTCTAGCTTGGTAAGCAGCTATTGGAGGTTGGATAAAGGATGCAACTCCTGAGTAAGGAGAAGGCATACCCATGCCGAAGATTGAGTCAGCACCAGAAACCTGCAAGTAACCTTGAATAGAACCTTCTGAAAGTTGGGAAGGTCTTATCCAATAAAGTTGCTGACCGTCTCCACTATCAAAAGGCTTCGCCTGTGCAGTAAAGAACTGATATCCTTGAGAGTTTACTTGATCTATAAACGCTCCAGCACCAGTTTGACCAAATACAGTAGTCTGGTTTTCAGAACCCTGTCTGTTCATACCGCTAACGCCGTAGTAACTCTTGATATCTCCTCTGTGGGAAAGGTGTAGTCTGTATGGTCCGTAGTTTCTAAACTTGTTGTTAGCAGCCGCGTGATATGTTGTGGCTGTTCCCCAAAGACCGTAATAATCTAGAGCAACTCCGTTTCTCCATTTGCCGGAAGGTCCGTGATAATTGTTTGAGCTACACTCTAGGAAAGAGTTGTTGGTATTGATGAGGATGTTCTTAGCTACTATTCTTGAAGTATCGGCAATGTTCCACATATGGGTTTTTGTGCCATAAGCACTAAGTTCATAAGCAGAACCATCCAGAGGCGGGAAGAAGCAATCATCAAACCCGCTGTAAGAGAACTGCCAGGAGGAGGCATCTCCCAAGGTATCTCCTAAGTTAGGCGGATAAGTTACACCAGAAAGAACACCACCGTCTGACGCTGCTCCAACTAGCTCACATCCAGGCTCTATACCGTTAAATTCGTTTGCAGATCCAGTATAGTTATATGCAACTCCAGACAAGCTAGATGCTGGTACTGCAAAAAGGAAGTTAACACTATCAACATCGACATAACTTCCGTTGGTTGCTCGGATGACCATGCCTCCTGTTGTGGCATCATCGTGACTTCCAGAGGCAATAAACACGCCTCCCGTCGCAACAGTTCTGTTTAGCGCAGCATTGTTATTGTAAACAGCCTTTGTATCGCCAGTTGCAATTGCTTTTGCGAATCCGTTAGGGAAGAACTGAATATAAGCCGCAGAAGTTGCGGCATCCCATAAAGTTCCGTTAGCTGCGGCAGATCCAGTAGCCGAGGTGTTATACCTAATATCAGAGCTTTGACCATCACTATTTGAGTAACTGTCAGGACTACCTCCGATGTTGTCGAGAATGATGCCTGAGTTCTTTGAGGCAACCATGCAAGATCTCGTTGAGTGGATCTGCACTTGAGTTTGGTTAGCTGCTGTTGTCAGACCAAACTTTGTAGTATCAGGAGAATCAGCACCATAACGAGAAGGAGTTGTAATCTGAACTCTCGACCCGTTAAGAGCTAATGTTCCTACGCCGAATCTTGTAATCTTAGTTCTGCCTGTAAGGGTAACGTTTGAGTTGTAATCCGCAGTTACAGCCGCTGAGTTCCAAGTTGGGAAAAGTTCTGCATTCGTCCAAGTTGCACTAGCAGCAGTCATACTGAAGACCGTTGGTGACACGGATGTACCGTGTATGTAAACGTTTGAGTCTCTTTCGGCAAGAACACATCTACCGGGACCAACTCCGTCAGCACCCCTTACAACAGCAAGGTTTAGGAATCTTGCTATAGAAGCGTCTGAAATATAAATTGACGGAAGGTTTCTGAATGCGCTGGACTGGGAAGTGGAACCGTGACTGACCATAGCGTTTGATCCCGTAACTCCAGTATCCGCTTCCCGTCCGCCCCATTTGCCGATGTAGTCAGGGTAGGCTACATCTTCAGCATCATAAGGCTCTAGGGCGGAGTTTCTAACAACTCTTAGGTTTATACCGTTGTTTGAAACGTTGAATGTAGTTCTCTTCTTTCCAGTAGAGGAGTCTGGAAGATTGCTGTTGGTTGATTCGTCCTCTCTATAACCGTAAATAATTCTTGAGGCGTCTGCAAATACTCCCTCGTTTTCACAGTCTTCAAAAGTGAATTGGTTTACAGTTAAAGTAGAGTTGAGACATCTTAGACCACGCTTGTTGTTGAAGCTGTTCAGTCTGCCAAAGTAGGTAGATTCAGATCCGTCTAAGAATATACCTGACTTCTTGTTCTGGAATGTTGCGATTATTGAAGTCTGTGTATCAGTATCACCAGCGTTAGGGACCACAGAACCGCTCTGTAGCTTAGTGCCTCCTTCTAGGACTGACTTCTTCAGCCTGATTCCGTAATCAGACTTAGCGAACATGACATGGAATCTGTTGAAGTCCGCATCTCCAGTTATTCCAAGAGCAGAGTCTGCAAAGATTACGTTACTGTTTTCCGCATATAGTCCAGCAGACTCGTAACTTGTAGTCCTACTCTTTGAGGTCTCCCTCTGGTAAGATCTGTAGCCGTACATATTACCAGCCACAAATATATCGCTGTTTCTTACGCGATAAGAGTTTATTCTGTTTCTGGCAGAAGCGCAGTTTTGCAGGATGACTTCTGAGTTAGTAATATCGAATCCGTGAGATGTATTGTGGCTCAGAGCATCCGCTGTATTATCCAGTCCACTAGCACCGTCCACACAGACATTGGTGAGCTTAATACTACCGTTACAGTTGTTTAGCGTAACTCCTCTAAAGAAGTTTCCGTACACTGATATACCGACACTAGCGTCCAAGGATATTTGAGTTCTATCGAACTCAAGGTTATCCCCTCCTCCACTGTCCTTTCTTGGAGATATGTCATCCGTAGGAATAGTGTTATCATAAACGCCTTGGTATGGAGTCAAATCCAACGCATATGTGCTATTTTGGACAGCACCTTTTGAGAAATACAGCTTATCGATATCCAGGTCTGTAGAGTTAGTTACGGTTGCGAATACGGTAGAGTTAGCCACTCGATTCGCGTCTGTAGCTGATAGCAGAGATGCGTCAAAGACATTAGTAGACCCTCTTGAAGTGGAGGCAGCTATTAGCTGACTCATGAAACCGTTAGTAAGGTCTAAAGAGCTTACAGTAACAAGAGCATTTCCTGTGCTAGTAGCTCCTGTAGGGTTGGTGATCTGCTCGTTATCGGTAAGACCGTTTACACTTGAAACTGATGTTGCGGACGCATTGTATTCAAAGCCGTGCAACAGGTTCTTAATCTCTAGTTGACCGTTACCAAAGGTGGTGATGTCTCTGAGGTTAAGGCTTCCTAGATCTCCGTAGTCAGCCAGTTCGATAAGAAGAGGGAATGTAAGTCTCTGAGGAATTCTCTTGACGATATCCGTCATGTTATCGAAAATTCCATTCGCCTCATCAGCCGTGGAAGATAGGACTAGTGTAGTTGCCCTTGAATCCTCATCTCCCGGATAACCAGCAAACTGATGTAAAAGATCGGTTCTGCTGATCAGTCTTCTAAGAGGGATGTTGTCCTGCTCATAGTTGTAGTACCCACTTGCGTCGTGGAGGTACTGAGCGGAGAAAGTAATATCTAAATTATTGCTTCCTCCTGTTACGTCAAAGTTATCGAAGTTTGCCATACTTAGAAGTTAATTGTCCACCTGAAATCTAGCAGGAAGTCCGAGGTTTTTTGTATTCCCGTGAATGTTCTATACGCAGCCAAGTAGGACGCTGGTGTACCTGCCTGTGTTGGGTTATAGCCAAATATACCTATCTCGTTAATTGTAGGATCTGAGTCAAATCTGTTCGCGGCGTTCTCATCCAGGATGATTCTCCACCTACAGCTTGTATCGCCTATCTTATCGATGTATGCAGTATCAATTACACCAAATGCTTCGTTGTTGTAAGTAGTTCCCGAAGCCACAAGATCATGACTAACGACTTCAAGGTCTCCTCCACCGTAATCTGCGGTGGCTAAGGCTGACCCTAACCTACCGTTGGAAGACACTTGTAGACCTGTTGAACCACTCACACCTACTTGGAAAAGAGTGATTTGAAAGTCTGCGATATCAGACGTTCCAGAGGCTCCGAACAAGCCAGCTAGAACTACGCCCATACCGCTACAAACAACGTTATCTTCCTTGTAGAAAAGCTCTTGCTTCCCTGAGTCTTTGTATATTTTCCAGATCTCAAGGTGTCCTTTACAGTTGTAAAAATCTCTGAATTTCATTAGATGAAGTTAATTGTCCAAGATACGATAACGCCCTTTTGTGATACTGCTCTCTTTTGAAGTCCTCCAACATAGAAAGTTTTCTTCGCAAAGAGTCTAAAGATAGGCTCGTCCTCTGTTAGCAGGTTCTCATTATATAGGCTGGTAGTATATTTTTGCCCATCGAAGACTCTGCTCAAAGATAGAGGCTTTGTTTGATTAGAGTAATCTATTACTTTAAAATCAAGTAGATCAGAATCACTCTCAAATAATGTATTAAATATTTCAGTTCCCCCAGAACTCAAAGAAATATCTGTGAGATAAAGCTTATTCTCTCCTGATCTAATTGTTCCTGAGGGGTCGAAAAGCCACCTGATAGCATCGTGACCTTTATTATCTCCGTCCACATCAAACTGGACATCGAATTGATTCCAGTTTCCATCTGCGGTCAAATCGGTAGCAGAGAAATAATGTGAGTGAACAGAGACGGTGGGCTGATATGCTGTAGCTGGGTTATCACTTACCTTATACTTGAAAGATAGATTATAAGTCGTGGTGGAAGTTACGTCCGACCAGCCTCCGTCATTGAAGTCTGTTATACCAGACCCAAAGGTTGTATATATGCCTCGCACTGTTCCAGGATCATCAGAGGTTTCCTCTTGAGCTTTTAGACAGAAAGCGTTAATAAACTCAGTTCCTGTGGCAGCCATAGATTCCCTTGTGGGTGCTGCTGTAGGTAATGCGTTGGCATCTTGTCCGTTTAGGGAGGACGATATGAATGGAAGAGTTGCGAGGTTTCTATCTGACCCCCTCTTCTTAGCGGTAGCTTCTCTGTCCACTGTGAAACAACCTATCGCCCCAAATCCTCCGTAATGAGTGTTAATGAAGTCCCACTCATCTGGAGACAGGTGAGCAATGACCGTTATTGCTTGTGTGGTTGGATCTGTCGCTGAAACAATAAATCCAGAACTTGCGTCAAAATATTCAGTAGTCCCTTCAACATAAAATGGGTTAGCAAGAATATATCCGTTCTCAGTCAAAAGAGAGAATCGGTTCATGTTGCCGTAGTAAGTAGATGACGTTTCGCCATCTGAAGATAGAGCTAAAGTTCCTTCAGCGGCAGGGTAAGCTCCTACTGAAAATGCATCTGTCTTATCAACACCCGAGAACTGGATCTTGTTTCTGAATTGTCCGAATAGACCCGGCTCTTCATAGACGGGCTGAATGGTTTCATCGTCGGGTCTTGGTCTCTCTGACAAAAGAGAACTTACATCTGCATAAGGCTCTATAGCAAAAATTCTAGGCTTTCTGAGATGCAGTATGTCGTAATCGGTGAATGTTACACTTAAGGTAAACACCGCATCATCAGGAATATCCTCAGGTACGATGAAACGATCTGTCGCTAGTGTTGCTTCTGGATCTTTTGTTGTGCTGCTTAAATTAAACAGTGATGTATCTAACCTATCAAAAGTTTTCTTAGGTAAATAAGAACCAGATACAGGAGAATACAAATATCTGTAAGACTTGTCGGTGTCGAAGTATACCCCTAAAGCGTATTGAGGGGTCGTTGTTCCTGCTGGATCTTGGAAACCTTCAATGTTAATCAGGTGTTCCTTCCCTTTCCTGAGACCTAAGTCCTTCAGGGTCCCTGTGTAGTTTAAGGTAAAGTCCTTTGTGGACGCTGGGTTTGATGCGCTAAATGTAAGGTACTTCTTATCGGTTCCTTCGTAAATTGTTTCTTTGAGTATTGGGTACTCTGTCCCTGATCCTCTGTATCTAATATACCAACCATTTCGGATGGATTTTTGCATTACGTCATCACTGTAGACCGTTGAGTCCTCAGAGGTTATGTTTGATCTGTTATCAAGCCTAGTGTCTCCTTGGTAAGAAGGCAGTGAAGCATCTACGAGCTTTACAGATTTTATCACAGCATCAGGACCTCCTTTACTAATCAAAGTAAGCGCGTAAGTGCTTTCTCTTGAGGTCGATCCTAGCACAGCAGTATTATTGGATATATCCGCGTTGTCCAGACCGTAAATAGGTATTGCGATCTTTTCTCCTAATGTAACATCTTTTATGAACGTGGACTCTAAACCGCTTCTTGCTCTTTCACCGATACCGTATCTTTCCGACCCATCTAAAGGTATGCCGCTGAAAGCTCCTGAGAAGTTATACTCAAGACCTTTTTGAACGAAATCAAAATCCCTTCCAATTGGTCCAGTTAGATGCCATGCGTTTGCATATCTGCCTAAGATCTCAAAGTTTTTTAGTCTTAAGTTTTTATTTACCAAAGAGTCTCTGGAACGGCTTAAGTCCGACTCTGTTACGGTATCTGGCTGCTCAATAATATTGAAGAATAAAAGAGAAGTATTATCAGGAAGGATATAATCACTGCCCAAATCAGATCTGGGAGGAATGTTAAAAGAAAATTCTACTTCTTCTGATTCCGTTAGAGAGGACGTTATAGTTGCAAACTTCTTGGTGAACCTATCATCTAGGTTCTGAGCCTCTTGTAAGTCTAATCCTGCCAGAGTTCCGGGATAGGATACCAACCCATCAGAACTTTCTAGTTCTGTTGCGAAGGTATTTGTTTTGAAGTCTAAGAATCTTTTCTTTTTGGAGTTTACGTTATACAGACCTAAGTTTATTCTATAGACTCCAGATGTTGTAAGACCTTTAATTCTTTCGGAATCTAGCTTTACTGTAACTTTTGTGT